AGGGGCTGAGCAGTCAGCCCCGACGAGCCTCTATGTACCTACGAAAAAGCATATTTATGCTAAATTTCGTTAACAGTATTCGTTTTTTTTATTATAGTTCATAGTCTATCATGGTCTTGCCCATAACCTCGTCTACATAACGCTTTGCACGCTCGATGCACTTGGCTTGGATGAGATAGTTGACATAGGTACGCTTCTCCTTATCCTTCTTTTCATCAATGGTGATGAAAGCCAAACGAGCCTTGAACCAAAGATCATCGTCATCAATATCAGAGAAGAAAATCTCGTTGTAGTTGGTCGGGTTGATGTTGGCAACCTTAAACTCACCAGAGACATAGACCTTCATGTTATCGATGATGCTAGCTTCTGCCTCGGTGAAGGAGAGGGCATCAACAACATACAACTCGTTTACCAGTTTTTCGCTACCATCCTCCTGGGTCTTCTCATAGCGCACCTTGCACTCGAACCAGGTGCCTGTACGAGAACGGAGGGAAGAACCGTTACCTGTGCCTACGAAGGACTCCTTTGGCTGGTTCTGAGACTTGTCTTGTGTCTTAGCCTCTTCCTGAGGCTTGTTTTCTTTCTTGTTCATAATCTTAAGAATTTAATTTGTTATTAATAATTTTGTCTACCTCTTCTTCTGATAGAGGTTTGCCGTCTTTGCCAAGGTATTTCTTGCAGATGAAATACATAGTGCCAGGAGGGTCGGGATGGCGGTAGAGGTCGTCCAACTCTCCCTTGGCAAGTTGCTCATCCATGGAACTGAAGACTAGGCGAGCTTGATTTGCTCTTGGCAGTCGCTCCATCACCTTGTAGTGGATGCTGTAGCCATCTTTCTTAATTTGCTCATCTTGGAGGCGAATGAGCATCTTATCTAGCTTGGCTTCTTTCTCCTTGATGGTATTGAAGAGAGTATTGACCAGCTCCTTGTCGGGCTGTGCCTTCTTCTTCTCCTGGAAATATTGGATGGTTGAGGCTCTAAGTTCTGCTACCAGAAGGAAGAATGTGCCATTGTCGTTCTGAGGGACATCATTTCCGTCTGCCTTCATGATGATGCCATCGACACGCTTTTCAAGTTCGATGGACTGGCGCAGCATCTTCTTATCGCGGTGTGCCCAATATTCCTTTTCCGTGGTTCGCATAGCTGAAACTAGCTTGCGAAAGGATAATGCTGATTCTTCACTCATGTTATCCTCTCCACACTTCACGTTTCTCAATCTCTTCGATGCGCTCTTCCAAGCAACTTTTGTACAACTTCATTGCATGATACTGAGCTACAAGAATAGATGCCTGATAATCGCCTACCTTTTCACACACAGCCGTAAGCCCTTTGTTCATGAACTTTTCTAACTTAACAAAACGCTCAGTCACATCGTTGAGCTCAATGTTGAGACGGTCATGGAAATCGTCTGCAACCTTGTAAGACTGGTTGAAGACATCAGCAGGTGACCAGGAATCGTAGGTACTGCCATCCGGATTGTTGTAGCGAACATGGAAACCTGGTCTCCATTCATGGTTATCCTCGTTCTTGCGAGCAAAACCTTTAGCCACTGCGGTTGCTTCATCCATAGGTGCAGCCATAACCTCTTTTGTACCGATGTACTTCTTTAATGCTTCTGCGTTCATAATAATTAATTTTTAAATGTTATTTGATACCTAATGTTTGTTTAACTTTCTTAATGCGGTCTAGCTCCTTTGGGAGGAGGTTGCCTTGCTCGTCTATTCGGCAGAGGAGTTTGAGGCATGGGGTGATGGTTATCCACTTGTGGAGGCCATCGTGCTCACGCTTTATCTGTCGAAGTTGGGCAGCTTGCAGTCTTTCACTCAAATGCTGCTCATGACGAAGCTTACTGATTTCGTTCTGTATTCTGTCCATTGGCTAAATCTTCTTCGGCAGGGATTAAACAGTATTGTGAATCCCATTCGCCTTTTCCTATATATTCAAGTGCTTTTACTACATCTTCAAGACGGACAAAATCTAAGTCCATTTTGTTTGGCATATTGCTAATATATGTATAGCCTCTTGCACATGATAGCATATATTTCTTGAAATGCTTCTTCTCGTCTGGGGAGAGATATGATGGACGATTGACAAGATATTGTTCAAAGTGTTTGAATGATACCTCATTATTATTCTCAATTTTCTTTACGCATGAAGAGAATGACCGAATAGCTTCATCCATTTTCTTAGAAACCTTATCTGTTCCCAAATTCAAATCTCCAAGTTCGACCTTGACCATTGATAAAAGTTCTTCCGTATCTTTCAACCGAGATATTCTGGTGTTGATAACATCGGAAGCAGAAGCTAATACCTCTAGAGATTTTTCTAGATTGGCATCATTTTTCTTGATAGCCTCTCTGTATGAGATAAGTTCATCACGCTGCTCTGCGATAATTCGCATCATACGCTTGTTTCTGTCATCAAAGCGGACCTTGAAGTTTTTGTCTCTTAGCGTGCAAGAGACGATGCCAAGCGTGATTACAAAGACCAGGCTCAGGCAAATAGTTAATGTTATTGTTACTTCCATAATTGTAAATATTTAAAATAATTATATCACTTTTGCTTTGTCGGCAGGGATGTCGTACCATGGAATGGTATAACCTTTATCCTTCATTTCTTTAGGCAATATACAGCGGTAATATTCGCCATAGAAATTTATCCATGTATCTGAGACCTCTAATGTCGTACCAACTGGAAGCTCTGGCTTTGGCTTGAACCATGGGCGTGGATATTTGGTCGTTTCGTGAACATCCTTAGCGCACTTTGAGGGTTTGATTAATTTTATCTTCATTTTTACTTCTTTTCTTTACTAATTTTTATAGCTTTTCTTGCCAGTTTTCCTAATGTCGAAGAACTAGCTTCAGGAAAGCGTTCTTTGAACTTTGCTCTTACTGCATAGAATATTTCGCTTTTTCTTTTTGCTTCTCTGTATTTGTCTTGTATAGAAGACAGTTGGCTGATAGCCTCTCCAGCTTCACTGGTAAAGCTCTCATCAGAGCATGATTCAACCTCTGTTGTAATTTGAGACCAAGCAAAACTTATAGCATCGTATTCTGATTCTGTTATGTTTATATTCATTGCTCTAATTCTTGTTTAATAATTCTCAACTGTGATAAGACATGCTCTGCATTGATAAACTTGGAGTCAGAAACAGTTAACGCGGATTCTATCTCTAAGATGAGCATGTCAACTCTTAATTTGACTTTTAACAATTTCTCTGTCATACGCTATGCCTCCTTAATATTCTTTCGAGGGACCAGCGATGGAATCGCTGGGAATGGTGGCTAAGTGGGGGCAACTCCTATCGCTACCATTTCATGAATGCCAGCCATATTGTTTGGTTCTTGATGGTGGTACGATGTCCGAATATCGGTTTGTAATCTTTAATTGCCTTTAGTACTTCACCTACCTTTATCTGTTGCTCGTTCCACTTAAAAATGAGTGTTCCGCCAGTTTTCAGTACTCTCATGCCCTCATGGATAGAGTCATTGATGAACGCTTGCCAATTTTCGGGCAGTTTGCCATATTTCTTGCATAGCCAGGAGTTCTGACCTACTTTTTGTAGATGAGGAGGGTCGAATACTACCATATTAAACGTTTCATCTTCGAATGGCAAGGCTGTGCAATCGGCTATCATATCGGGTTGCACATCTAGTTTGCGTCCATCACATAATGTGTCGTGAGCCTCTCTTATGTCTGTGAAGAGAACATTTGGGTCATGTTTATCGAAATAGAACATTCGAGAGCCACAGCACATGTCTAAAATTCTTTTCTTCATATTGCTTCTTGTTTTAATTGTTCTTCGATTGCTTCCTGGGCTAGGATTTCCTGCCAGTGAGCTTCATTGTAATTTCTTGCCTCTTGGTTCTCCGTGAGCTGCGAGTTATACCTACCGAAGCAAATGATGTCAAATTTCTCATAGTCCTTCATCTCGTATGGGGGCTTGGAGCCTGGAGGAGCAGGAATGAAATCCTTAGCGAACTCTTTAGGAGAGAGAGTTGCCATTGTTGAGCCAACCGGGTCAATGACCTCATATTTGAAGATGCGGCTCTTTCTCTTTGCTGGAGAGTTATGAACCGCTTTTGCCCAGCAGATGTTTCCTCTATAGGCTGAGGTAAGGCGAGCCCTATAATAAGGTTTCCATTCTCGCTTATCTCTGAATGCCCAGCAGATGCCTGTAGGGGAATCTCCATCATAAGTATAACTATCAGACTCCCAGCAATGGTTGTAGCCGAGGTCGCTGATGTGGCTATGTACACAGAACTTGCACATACTCATTTTCTCCTGATTAGCAACTGATGGTGTTGGCTGCATCAGGCTTTGTTTGATGTAATTGTCCATAGATGCATGATTTTTACTTTTTGTTTTTAATGATTTTGTTTAATACTTGCTTGTTGTGCTCAGTATCATCATTGATGAGGTGATAGGAGCGAACTTTCTCGAAGGCGTTGACTTCGGCTGCTTGCATGTAAGCCTTGACCACTTCGATGAAATCTTCGAGAGAACGACAGAGGGCGTACTTGTAGCCAGCGCACTGCCAATAGCCCTGAAAGCGTTTCTGGTTGGCAGACTGGTTGTTGGTCTTACCATACTTCAATTCGATGCCCAAGCCGAAGTAAACTTCTGGGTTCTCGTAGATGATGCCTGTCTTGCCATCCTTCATGGAAGGGAGAGCAAGGATGAGGTCGGGAACGCCTGGAACCACGCCCGATGCTGCATTGATGGCTAGCTTCTTGCCACTGGTAGCACCGTCTGCCTCGTTCTTGGGATGGAAGAGGAGGGTGGAGAAAGCTGGGTACTGTAGTCGAAACCATCGTACACAGGCTATCTGCAACTGACCTTCACGCTGCACCTTCTTGTGCTGAGGCTTTTGCGTGTACTCGGGATAATTGCCGTTGAGACGGTCTATTAATTCTTGTTTGTCCATAACTTTTGGAATTTTTGAATTGTCACTTTATGTTTGCACTTAGTCGCTGAGGATGGACTGGAGATAGTTTTGTGTCTTATCGTCTAAGTCGAGAAGGTTTTTCGTTTCCTCTTCCACAGGTGGGGTCCAGTCGATGCCAAGACGCTGAATAGTTCCGTCCCGATAGAATCTTTCGAGCGAATGAAGGGCTTGTTTGTCTTGCGGATGCTTTTTGAGGTTGTCGATATGCCCCAAGATGATGGAACGATTAACCTTGTCTCTGTAGGCTTCTACTGACTGCTGAGACTGTTGGGCTAGTTTCCAGCGTTCGCCTATTGACAGACTGCCATCAGATGATGGTGGGCTAGGTGTCTTCTTCTGCTGAGGCTTGGAAGGCTTCTTTTCAGCTGAGGCTGCAATCGTAGGGTTGTCGAACGTTCCTTCCATCAGAGGCTCGTAGTTCTTTGGATTGAAGAGCCAGTTGAAGGAGATATAGCATCCACCATCCTTGCGCCCGGATAGAAGGTCGGAATCGAGAGCCTTGCGAAGCATCGGCTCAATGTCCTCGAAGGAGTAATCAGAGATAAACTTGGCGACTAGCTTCTTGCGGTCGGGAGTCATCTTCGAGATTGGCTTTACCTGCGTGCCCAGGAAGAGGCGATTGAAGAGCCTTAACACTTCCGAGAATTGAGTTTCAGCATCCCCCGACTTTTTTTCTTTTTCTTTTTTTTGTGTTTGGGGGTGGGCTTTCTCTTTTCTTTGTTTGTTTTCTTTTATAGGGGTTTCAGGGGAAAGATTTTCTTTTATTTGTTTCTTTTCTCTTACTTCTGTGCCCTTTGCTATGTCCTTATCTGTGCCCTTGACTATCTCTAAATCTTCGGAATCACCTTTATTTAAAGGGGTTTCTGTGTGTGAAATCTGTGCCCTAGATTGTGCCCTTGGCTGTGCCCCTTGTTTTGTCTGTGCCCTAGATTGTGCCCTCTTCGTGCCCTTAATTGTGCCCTTAATTGTGCCCTTGCTAGTTTCTGAATCTTCGGAATCGCCTTTATTTAAAGGAACTTCGGAAGATTGAATCTGTGCCCTAGATTGTGCCCCAATCTGTGCCCCGAAGTGTGCCGTAACCTGTGCCCCTTGGTCTCTTTGCCACGGTATGATACAGTGGGATAGGGGGTGAGAACTGTTAACGTAGAGTTTGGTTGAGGCTCTTGGAGCAGAGCACTTGGTGATGATTTTCTCGGCTATGAGCACATCGATGGCGACACGGATGGTCTTGACCGTGGTATGGAGCTGTAGAGCCAAATCACGATAGGAGAGGGTGGCAGCGGAAGCCTCGTTGTGAGCGGAGGAGAGGAGCACATGGATGAGCACCTGAACGACCACAGGACGATGGAAGTAACGCCACTGCAACAGCTCTGGAGTAAATATGTAGCCATCTGTTTTCATTTATTCTTCTTTATTTGGAATGTAGAATTTACGAATCTATCATTTATTTGTTTTCTTCTGCCTCGATGGCACGGAATATCTCGTAAGCCACTTGTGGCACCCAGGCATTACCGTAAGCCTTTATGGATTCTTGTCGCCACTTGGGGAAAGAAATGGTAAGGCTGTCCACATCAAAGGGAATCCCATCATTTCCTCTACAAACAGGGGATTGAGTTGGGAAGTGCTTCCAGTGACCTTCTTCACAGTGTCGGGCAAAGTCTCGCCATACACATTTCCGTTCACTTTCTTCACCCCAGGATTGGTACATCCCTTCCTGTCTCTCGCTGATGGCGTGGGCATCATGCCGTTGAAGTCGAGAAAGTCGGTCAGTCCATTCGGGCGAAGTGCTCCGTTCTTTCGGCTGTACATCCCTTTTGCGCCCTGTTCTTTCAAGCCCTTTACTCGCTTGGAGTGCTTTACCTCCATTGCTGTAGGAGTGGGAAGAAGACCGTTGACCGCCAAGGCTGTTAGTCCTTGCCCCATCTGGGAATTGGGATTGATGGTCTTGGTGAACTTCGTGCCTTCTATGCTGCAAGGTGTAGGTAGAAGTTTTGCCACTGCCATGTCTTCTAGACCTAGACTGTGGTCTGTTTTTCCTCTTTTTGGATTTCTTCGCCCTCGCTCGTTGATTTCCATGTCCTTGTGGGCTATGTCCATCGCATTGGGTGTGGGTAGAAGGTCTAGCGGAACAAATTCTGTCTTGCCCTTCTTGTTGCACTGTTTCAGCCCTTGGGTCTGAACGGTGGGCAACAATCCAAACTCGGTCTCTTCTGTGGGGCGCTCCGACACTGCAAGCTGGAATAACAATCGGTTGGACGGAATATCCTTCGGCTTCGAGGTCTGCACAGATTTTGTCGAGGGTGAATCGGCTTTCCTCTCGGTATAGGTGATTCTCTTCGAAAAGATAGTCTGAGCGTCCCATCTGAGTGACTTGGCAGGACTCCACCATCGTCTTGATTCCATTAACGTTTTCACCAACGACCCAAGTGGGGTGTATCTGCCGTATCGCTCGAAGCATCTGTGGCCAGAGGTAGCGGTTATCGTCCGCTCCCTTTCTTCTGCCAGCAAGGGAGAAAGGTTGGCAGGGGAATCCTCCTGTGAGAACATCGACTTTGCCGTGCCACTTTGTGAAGTCTGTTTTGGTAATGTCTTCATAACTTTCTGAATTAGGAAACCAGTAGTCGAGCACCTTGCGAGGAAACTCCTGTATCTCGCAATGGAAGAGGTTCTGCCATCCCATCATGGATGCCGCGACCTCTGCACCACCGATTCCGCTGAATAAACTAGCGTGATTCATATCTGTTTACCTAAAATGGGTCTGTGGTGAATGCCATATTCTCATTTCCTTTGTATGGGATGCATTGGATAAAGTCACCTACGTGCCCGGTGCATAATAGCAAAGCGTTGTATTTGTATGGGGATTCACCTATACGTGTTCGTGTGAAGATTGCTGGTCTCCATTTATGTTCATCGCTGTTACGCACAAGAACCTTATCGAAGGTTCTGAATGATGGCTGATTCTTGCTCTTCTTCCAGAGAGTGAAAGCATTTTGAAACAAGATGGCTTCATCCTCTGTTGCTTCTCGCAGTTCCTCGTATACGCTGATACGCAGGTCGAAGGCTTGGTCGGTCACGAACTTCTCGTTCTCGATTTCGTACTGGTTGCCGAATGTCAGCGTGTCCTCGCTCTCGTTCTTGCCGATGAGCTTGCCGATGATTGTCAGCTCTCCATCCTCGTCTTCTTCTTCTTTGAAGACGTAAAGGTTGCCAAGTTCGAAACATGGCATCGTCTGTTTGTTATTCTGTTCCATATTATTTAGTTTGAAAAGTTATTCACATAGAAGTTTCTCCTGATGCTGCACGTACATCTTGTATTTAAGACAATACTTGCCATTGATGCAGTTACGCCCATTTGAGCAGAGGAGGCACTTGCGAGCTGCATAGGTGCTCTTACTTCTTGAATCGCTCATAATAGTAGGTTACTATCTGATGCTCTGTAGGCTGGAAGCCATTACGAGAGGTGAGCGTATCGACTATCTCATCGTATGTACACTGTGGCATCTGAGAAATCAGATTCTCATCGTGGATGTCCTGTGAGAGTTTACTGAGGCAGAGCCATCCAAGGACTAGCCAGATGGCAATGCAGAAGATAATCTTAATTGTTTTCATAACTTTATCGTTTTATATTGTTTGTAATGGTGGTCGGTTAGGGAGTCGAACCCTTGTGCCTATCTGCTTAGTTCTTTTTCGCAGAAATCATGGTGAACCTAGTAAAAAAGCATTTAAACAATCAATCGTTTGTTATGAACATCGCCCCCGATGGGCTAGGCTACATGCAAGATTGCAATGCCGACCGTGTAAAGAAAGGTGCCTGAGTAGGATTTGTACTTATCATATTTTTAAGGATGAAGAACTGTTCTCGCAGGGATATTTGCCCAGACACCTTTTGAATGTTTCAACGATAAGTTTCGCTTCACAGCGAGCTTTTCTTGTTTGCAATGTTAGCTTATGTCTATTCTCTAAAAGTAAAATTACCTATGTGGGATGTAGATAGTCTTGAACTTTACAGGCACAGGCTTCCAGCTCGGACTGTCGGTATTCGTAGCGAGTAATCTTGCCGTTCTTGCCACGCCCGAAGACCTTGACCTTGCCTTCCTTCACCCATCGTTCTACATTGCGTCTGCCGAAGGTATCGAATGCCTTGGCTTGGGTGATGAATGGTCGCTTGCCTACAGCCTTGGAAATTTCTTCCTGGACTACATTGCGTATGGCTGATAGGAATGTGTCGAACGAAACCATCTTGTCAGCAAACTGGATTTGTACTGTTTGGTTCATGACTATATTGTTTTATTTGATTCTTGTAACTGTGATAACTCCTTGCTCACGGTTGAGCTTGGTCTTGAACTTTCGGCTGTAGATGGCACCGAGGTCAGTGCAACTACTCTTGACCGATAGCATTCTCTTGATAGGGAAGTCGATGGCTTGACCTAACGCCAGTTCCCTAATCTGAGGTCTGAGTGGTAATGTTTCTTCTTTCATATTGATGATGAATTGTTATTTTACTAGTTCGAAATCGTAAACAAAGACGAGAGGGTTGATACCCCAATGGAGGTGGAGCTTACAGCTGAGCATCTTGTATGCTTCGATAGGAGTTCTGTACCACCATTTCTTCTTAAAGCTATCATTTGTGGCATCGTATGAATAAGCATCGTCAATGCCTTTGATGGGGCTACGGAAGATTCCTTCATCCATACAGTCATCGGTGCTGATGTCCTGTAATCGTTCTACTCGAATGTTCGTGATGCGGATGCGGTGCGGCATGAGGTCTGCCTTAACGAACATTTTGTTGTAGCAACCTTTTTCGTATTTAATACACTCTAATGGCATCCTATGAATGCCACAAAGTCGGTAGAACTCTTCGTTCAGAGCCAGGTGTATGTATCTCTGGGCAATTGCTACGACTTCACCTATTTTATAATGTGACTTTGCCACAATCTCATTGCTATCTATGAAGACAATGAGCTTGCCTTTGTCTTTTCCTTCCGGACAGAAACCGCAATTGCAGTAAAACTTGAAAGGTTCTTGATAGGCGATTCTTCTTGTTTGGGTCTTGCGACCATCTAGGACTGCTTGGGTGAGACCGTACTGGTCATTGAACATTATCTTTTTCATTTTGTGCCTCCTTCCTCTATGGTAGGAACTAAGTCCTTGATGTAAGCCCAATAAGCGAAGCGGAAATCTTTGCGGATGATTCCATTCCACTTCCTCTTATCGCTTATGTTGTGAGCATCATAAAAGGTATGTATGCATGATTTTTCCAAGTTGATGAGTACTGGATGAGTGAAGTTTTTGGAAACACCTATAATAAAGGTGTGCAAATCTTCAGGAACTTCCTTTGCTTCGTGCCAAGATTTGCAGAGGCTGATGTATTCCTCCTCTTCCTCATAACTCCAAGGTCTTACATCCTTTGGAACCTTATTTTTGTGTCCAATCCAATATTCTGCATATGAAACATCTCCTACGGACATTAAGCCTGAGTCGTGCATCAAAGAATTTGTTCGAACCCATAACCTTTTAGGCGCATCTGGAACTTTTTTATCTTCTTTCTTCATTTTTCTTCAAATTTATTTGGTACTTATTTATTTATTTACTAACTTTACGGTGCAAAAGTAATAAAAATAAATGTAACTACATACAAATGTATTTAATTATTAAGTTAGTTAAATACTATTTTATGTTTGTTAGCACAAATAGTAAATAAAATAGGATTTATGAACGAACTTAATGTAAACATCGGACTAGCTATTGAGCAAAGAGTTAATGAGCTAGGTATTTCTAAGTCTGAGTTAGCTAGAAGGCTTGGCATCGCTCAGCAGAATGTAAATAAGGTGATATTTAGTAAAGAATCGCTAGATACGGCAAAGTTGATGGAGATAAGCAAGGCTCTTGATTACAATTTCTTTGAGCTTTATGCCAATCTCTCACCAAAGAAGACTTCTTTGTTTAATTCTACCAAGTTGCAGTCTTTGATAAACGAAAAGGGACTTGGTAATATTGAATTTGCTTCAAAGGTAGAATTGACACGTTCTGAGCTTGCTAACATAATGGAAGGTGGTGATGTGTCCCTAAGTATGGTGGAGAAAATGGCTGAGGCTCTATGTGTAAAGCCATCAGAGCTTATCAATGGTACTTCTTCCAATGTTGGGTCAGAGGCTATGAGCCAATCTGATATGGAGAAAGAGCTAATTGAGCTGAGGGCAGAAAATAAACTACTCAGAGAACTTCAAGGTCTTCCTGCAAGAAGAATAGCAAATGTCGGATAATTAGAATGTAATCTTGTTATGGAAGTGGTTATATTGGTTCTTCTAGTGCTAGTTTGCCTATACTTCATAGTGCAAGGTATTGATGTCGTTCAAAGATATTTTGATTCTTCTAAGAGTGACAAAGGTATTTTCGTAGCTAATACCCCAGTAGCGAATGAACAACTTGTTTTAAAGAATGAGTTAAACATAGCTCGTTCCAAGGTTTCTCAGCTCCAAAAAGAGTTGAAGGAGCAATCTATCAAAGTAGAAGAGTTGCAAAAGTCTGCAAATTCTTATAAGGGACAGATGGCTGAATATAAATGGATGGTGGACGCAAAAGAAATGCAGCTTTCCATAAAAGAAAAAGAAATAGATAAACTTCAGTTTGAACTCACAAACAACAAATCGATTATCCAAGGCCTGAATTTCGAGAAAAACGAACTAGCAGATTCGTTGAAAATAGCCAAGGAAGAAAATTCTAAAGCAGACTGGGCATATTCGGAGCTTTATGAGAAATGTGAAGCTTGTGAAGAAGATATAGAAAGACTCAAAGAACAAATAGATTCTTTTGATAAAATTATCAATAATAAGAATCCTTTTGATTACGTGGCTCATCTTCGTGCTCATGCTTTGGAGCATGTAAATGAATATGCAGGCAAAAAGGTTGAAGAATTGGCGGTGCTTTTTAAATATCAATATAAGTTTGAGTATCTTCTTTCCATATATCCAGAGCTGAGGGCTTATAAGGATGATGATGCGTATATCAACTATATGCACGAAGAGGAGAAACGTTGTAATATAAAGAACTGGCTAACTGATGAAGAATATAATCATTTGTCAGAAATCGGTCGAGAGCAGCTTGCGGTTGATAGGTATATAACTAGTCCTTCGAAATGGACAGATTGGGAAAAGGGTCGTAACTATGAGATTTTTTGTGCCTACATCTTGTTTAATGAAGGCTATGACATCATTCAGGAAGGTTTGAACAAGAAACTGGAGGATAAGGGTAGGGATATTATCGCGGTACATCGAGATACAGGCAAGACCTTAATCGTGCAATGTAAGAACTGGGTAGGATATGTTAGGGAAAATATAGTTTTCCAACTCTTCGGCTCTTATGCTCAATGGCTCGTTGATAATGACAGGAAGTTAGGTGATGAAAACGTTGAGGCTTGGCTATATGTAACAGGACCTTTGTCGGATGAAGCTCAACGATGTGCCCAAAAACTTGATGTTCATGTTAGGCATTTGCCCATGGGGAAGTTTCCTGCAATCAAATGCAATGTAAATCATAATACAGGGCAGCTGATATATCATCTTCCGTTTGATAGACACTATGACCTAGTGAAGATTAATGCCAAAGGCAAAGGCTATAAATTTAGTATTGCTGAGGCTATAAAGGAAGGTTTTAGAAGAGCGTATAATCATTAACATAAAATAGTAAGGATGAATAAAATGGGAAAAATAGTAATCAAAGCATTTGTGTTGTTATTTGTTTTGTCGCTTGGTCTCTTTTCTTCTTGTAGCAAGGAATCATTTTCTGATGATGAGGCTATAGACGGAGGGACGAAGGCAAAAGCCGTTGTGTGGGATAATACTGCATACGATGTTAGTTATCTTATGGATATACCAGTTGTAAGTTCTGCACCTTCTAACGATAAGGATTTCTATATAGATTTAGCCTTAGAGGATTCTGAAAATCCTAATAAAGTTCTTTCTTTGAGCTGTAAAAATTATCTCTATGGTGAGAAAGTAGATTTGACAACGAATAAATATTCAACAGAGATACAAATTAAGGATGGTCAACTTTCATCAAGTATTGATGGAGGAAGTTCTAGGGTTAAGGCTGGTAGCTATTATAAACTGACCAGAAAAGGGAATCGTATACATTTGATAATTGATTTAGTTTATTCTGGTGGCAATGGCTATGAGCATAATCTGAAAGTAAACTATGCAGGTGAGATGCCGAGAGAAGACTATTTGCCAACAGAGAATTGGCAGAACGAGCCTTTTGCTCATTATTCTTTTACTTATGATGAGGCTCAGTATGATTACTGGAGCTTTGTTGATTTTCCATCAACTCCTTTTTCTTGTAAGGTAATAAATGAGAGAAGCCATGGTGTTCTTAATGTTTGGGCAGATAACTTCAAGTATAACGAAAAGGTGGATTTGTCTAAGAAAGAATATGGATGCTTGATTAGATTGAACCTGAGTAATGAGGTGGAAGATTCTAAGGAAGAAAAGCAAGAAGAATATGAATGGTTTGGTGATGCTATTCTTGAAGGGAGCTACCTCTATATAAAGCAAGATGATACCTGGAAATGTGAGGCTGTTCTTGATGCCAAATGCAAGGATAAGGATGGGACAGTTCACCATATACAGGCAGAATATAATGTATATAAATAAGGTGTATAAAGTTTAGAAGTAAAATTAAATTATAATAAAGTTTATAAATTGTTTTGAAAGAAACGCTAAAACATTAGTAAATACAGTATATTATGAATCTCGTTTGGAAGTTACTTCGTCAGCATATCAGCATACCTCAGTTTGCAGGCTTCGCCTTTGCTAATCTCTTTGGTATGCTCATCGTACTTTTCGGTTTTCAGTTTTATCAGGATGTGCTGCCTGTCTTCACCCAGCAAGACAGTTTTATGAAAGCCGACTATCTCATCATGAGC